CGGGTAATATACTGGTAGCCGTCGCTGTCCACTGTAATAGCATCCAGGGACGGTTTATTATCGTGCGTATGGCTGCTGCCGGCCGGCGTAGTACCGCCACCGGAAGATACATTTACCACAGTGCTGCCACCGCTGGCACCAGGTGCGCCCAGCTCGCGCAGTCGCTTGCTGCGCGGGCGCGGGGTGCGTAGGTTGGTAACCAGTGTAAATTCTTTTTCTGCCATAGCGTATTATGCTTTATCGTATTCGTCCGGCCGCAGCTCTGCCAGCGTTACGTCCGAAGTGTCGGTTATAGCGTCCAGGACTTCGCCCTGCATAAGAAACAGTTTGTTAGCCTGGTTTTGTTCGGTAAATACCTTTAGCCCGCCGGTCGGCAGTTCGGCTTCGCCAGACAGGACGGTGCGCCGCTGGGCGTACTGGCTATATAACGTACCTATCAGCAGTTCTTCTGCCTGCGTGGTACGGCCGGCCCTGGTAAGCTGCTTAAGCTGCGCGCCGCCGCTGGTACCGAAGTACGCACCGCGCGACGTAGGCACACCGTCTGCGTGGGTACCGCAAATAGTGTCCAGGGTAATGGCTTCTTTGGCAGCTGCGTTAATCTGGGCCTGGTATTCCACGTCGTCCGTGTTTATGGCCATATCGAATTGCTGCCGGTTAAGTATTTCAAACTGCGGAAGCTTAAACAGGATTATGCCGATTTTCTGCCACAGGCTCTTAGGGTTGGACGTGCTGCCGCTGGCCGGCAGGTTATTGCTGCCGTCGCAGATCATCCAGCCGGACTTCCGTACTTCCAGCCACAGTTTACCGCCGCGGCTGCTGTTAGGGTACGGCAGGTACTGGCCGTCTTCGCACTCCTTTAGCAGGGTAGTTACCTTGCCGGTGTAGGGGTTCTTTCCGGGCCGGTTAGTCTTCCAGCCCATAACGCCGTAGCAGCCGTTTTCGCCGTTCTGCTTATCCCAGTAGCACAGGTAGCCCCAAACGTCCGGGGATTCTTCGCTGTTGGGATTGTAAACCTGCCAGCTGCCGTACGTTTCTTCCAGCGTGCGCACAGGGCTGCTGCTTACGTCTCTGCTTACGACGCTGCGGTTAGTCCAGCAGTATTTCGTCGTGGAGCCGTCCGGCTGGAAAAGCAGGGTAACCGGGACGTACACGAAATTACCGTAGTCGCCCCACTGCTTGTACCAGTCTTCCTGCTTCATACCGCGTAAAAGGTTGCTGGCGCTTTCGAAAGGATTAAACCGGCAGTCCATTAGCATAGGCAGGGTAACACGCAAAAGTAGGCTGTTTGCATTTTCTACCGGTGGTATCCAAATCTTTTCGCTGCTAAACAGCTTACCGCCGCAGGCAGCCAGCGTGCCGCCCAGCACGGTGTCCAGGTTCGTGCCGAAGTTATCCAGGCTGGTAATGCTCACACCGTCCAAACCCCTAACGGCCCAGCTTATAGCGGCTTCGCTGTTGCTGAACCAGCCACCACCGCCGACAGCGTAACCGTGGTAGGCAGTCCAGATAACTGCCACGCCCTCGCTTTCCTGGCCGTCGTTTTGTTCCACGATCTTAAAGAAGCGAATACCGCTGGCGTTCAGCGTCGCGTGCTGGCCCTGCTGCGAAAGCCACAGCGTAAACCCTGCATCCGTAGCGTCGAACCAGTCGTGCATATCGGTACTGTAGTGGTAGCTAAAATACTGGCAGTTTCCACTGGTCTGCGGGCTGGTGCTGTTTACGTTAATTAGGTTTTTGTCGGTGTCTTCCGTCCAGCAGTCCTGCGCGCCCTGGACACCGGCCTGCGCGTAGGTGTTCCAGGTTATCTTTACGTTATTGGCTACCTTATCGGTACCCATAGTCTGGCTGTCTCCGTTCCAGGCGATCTGCGCCTGCGTGGCCAGCGTGTACAGGCCGTTAAGGTCGTACACCCATATACGGCCGTTACGCTGCACCATACGCAGGGCCAGCGGCTGTAATAGGCCCTCTATAACTTCTTTAAGGGTGCTGGCTTCGCCGTCTTCGTCGTAGAAGTTATCGCTACGCATACGCAGCGCGCCCAGGGTAAGTTTGGAGCTACCCAGGTAGCTGCTTATCAGCGACTGGTCGATGCTGGTATAGTTAATCGTACTGCGGGCCAGCGCGTCGGTAAGGATCGCGTACAGTGTCTGCATATCGGCCAGGTTGTATTTAAGCCTGTCCAGTATGCCGAAGTCCGAAAAGGTAAAGGACACCGGGTAATTAGCGGCCCTTTCGTACGGTTCTTCGTAAAACTCCGGGTCTAACGCGCCAGACCAGTACAGGTGGGCTTCGCGGTAAACGTCCATACGGATTTGGCCCACTTCGATAGTGTACAGGTCTTCGTAGGTGCGGTCGCCCGGACTGTTAAGCCGAATAGTGGCAGTAGAGCCGCACAGCACAGCTTCTTTGTCTTCGCGCTGCCACTCGATTACCAGCGGGTTTTCCGCTTCGAAGTCCAGCACGCCGACGGAAGCAAACGCCTGGTCTGCTTCCTGCAAAATTTCCACGCGCCAGGTAATACCGGCGTGGCTCAAAAATTCGCCTGCGTATCGTAAGTATTTTGCCATTAGCTGCGTCGTCTTAAGTCGGTTTCTTTTTCCAGGATGCCTACCAGGGTGCGGCCCTCGATACGGAATTTAACCTGGCCGTCGGTAAGGCCGCCAGCGGGCTGTATCATACTGCGCAGCTTATCCAGCGGCGCGACCACTTCGGGGTTATTGCTCGCGCCGGCATATTCGCCAAACAGGCCCAGCGTAGGGCCGTAGGCGATACCGCCGCCGGCAAACTTCGGGATAGCCAGAATAGCACCTATAACGCTGGCCAGTGCAGCGACAGCCAGCACAGGGCCGACGTAAGGGATATTAGCCACAGCAGAAGCTGCGCCCGATCCTGCGGCCAGCGTGTTGCTGGTAGCCAGGGCCATATTAGACGCAGCCACCGTGGTATTAGTGGCGACTTTCTGCGCACCGGCTGCCACTTCTGCGGCGGCTTCCGTGGCCACTGCGGCGGTTTCTGCCGTCTTCGCTACGGTGTGCGCTTCGGTTATACCGGTTAAGACTTTGATAATGGCTATAACGGACTTTATGCCCTCTACTATGGAGAAAAAGCCGTCTATTATGGAAGTAAGACGCTGCCAGGCGTTACCGTTACCCTGGATAGCGTCGGTAATGTCTTCTACGCCGCTGCCTACCTGCTTTACGCCAGACCAGCTGGACTTTAGAGCTTCGCCGGCAGCTATGCCTGCTTTCTGGGCTTCCTGCCCGGCGTTCCGGATCGCGTCGGCCTTTTCGTTCCACAGGCGTATTTCCTGGTTAATGCTGGCGGCTTCTTCCACGCTGGCGGCCTGCAGCTGGTCTTGCAGTATCTGGATATTACCGGTAATGTCGCGCAGGTTAGACGCGTCAGCTTTCCACAGCGGGCCGTTATCTTCCACGCCGTCTTCCACAGCTTCGGCTATTTCCACGCCCAGGCTGCGGTATTTGTCCAGCTGGCTTTCGTAGCCGGCTATTTCCTTGTTTATAGCTTCTATGGCGGCTTCGCTGGTGGCTTCCTGCAGCCGGGCGCGTGCGTCGGCTATCTGGTCTTCCAGCTTACCTATAAGGCCAGCACTGGGCGCGGCTTCCGGGGTGGCGGCCACCTTGCCGGTGCCGGCGGTCTTCGTGCCGCCTGCGTTCGCGTACTTGTCCGTAAGCGCGTCCATATCCAGGGTGGGCGTTTCGGTCGTCTTCACGTCCACGGTAATTTCGGCTTTCTTGCCGCCCAGGCCCAGTATGTTTTTTAACCACTCCCAGGCCGTCTTCGCTTTGTCGATAAGCCACTGGAAAGCTTTTACTAAGCCGTTCATAATGGCTTCGGCCAGGGGCTTTACTGCGCCCCAAACCTGGTTACAGATATTACGGAAGTCTTCGCTATTGTTATACGCGGCCACCAGGGCTGCCACCAGCAGGCCGATAGCCTTTACGACTAAGCCTATAGGATTAGCCGACAGTACCACGTTTAGCACTTTCTGTAACGCAGTCCAGGCAGCGGTAGCAGCTGCTACAGTCCGCTGGGCTACGGCGGTGGCCAGGGTGGCCACTTTGTTTTTGATAACTGCGGCGGTGGAAAGTGCAAAGGCTTTGACGCTGCCGTACACCGTCGTAGTAAGGGTCTTAATGCCGGCCGACAGGGTGGTAACCGATGCCAGCGCGGTAAGGGTGGAAGACGCGATAGTAACGAAAGGTAACGCGCCGTCCACTATACCGCCCAGCTGTTCTTTTATGTCTCCGATCCTGTTAGCCAGCTGTGCTTGCTTTCCGCTTTCCGTCTGTGCTAATTGGGCGTTCATCTGGCCCACGTTATTGGTAATAACCTGCGCCAGCATAGCGGCCCTTTCGGATTCCGTGCCGTACTTAAGCACGTTTGCTTCTGCTTCGCTAAAGGTAATACCCACGCGGGTAAGGGCCGATACCTGGCCCTGCATAGCCTTGCCCATAAGGTTACCCACGCTTATAGCGTCGGTTTCGGTGGCGTTCAGTCCGCGCTGCTGGGCTACTAAGTTATTCATAGCCGGCAGCAGGGTTTCCAGGCTGCTTTTTTCCTTTAGGAAAGTAGCCACCTGCTGCGCACCGGCCAGCTGCACTTCGTCGCCGATAACGCCCAGCTTCTGCTGCTCTGCCACCAGCTTTTTAATGCTATCCACGTCGTCGTCGGTAGCATCCATACGCTGGCGCATAACGGTAGCCAGGCGCGTTTCGTTAATTTCCTGCTTAGCGTACGCGCCGGCTAAATCGCTCATTACACCCTGCAGCTGGGAAAAGCTACGCTGCGCAGCGTCAATACCCACGGCCAAAGCCGCGAAGTTAATAACGTTGCCCTTAAGCTGTTTTGCTTCGGAAATGGTATTTGTAATCGCTACCTTTAAGCCGTTAGCGTCCTGCGCCAGGTTCTTAAAGCCGTTACCGTCTCCGTCCAGCTTGAAAGTAATAGATATAGTGCTTTTGCCAGCCATTTTGCTAATCCTCTCCTAAGCGGTGTAACAATTCCTTAAAGCGTTCGTGCTGCTGCTCTTTGTCCAGCTTCGGCGCGTCGGCCTTGCGGTGCTTCTTATGATCCCACGGCAGCGGCAGTATTTTTTCCGGGGTAAGCGGTTTTTTGGCGTGGGGCTGTAGGCTAAACGTGGCCAGAAGCCGCATACGTTCCCAGTCTCCCTGCTGCCGGGCTTCCAGTTCCAGGTACCACGCCTTGCTAACGGCTGCGTATTCGGCTATATATAGCTTGCAAAAGTCGTCGTACGACAAACCGATACAGCCCAGCGCGGTGCCTAAAATGTCGTAGATACCCGCCGGGCTTACGCTTTTGGGTCAGCTTCGGCGGCGGGTTCGGTCTCTGCCTTTATTGCTTCGCTCCAGGCGGTCATATCGTCCGGGTCGATGCTGTCGGCAAAGTCGATTAACGACAAGTCAAACGGTTTGTTTTCGCGCGCGCAGGCAGACTTTACGCAGCACCACAGATAAGCGCACAGGTCGCTAATACTGTTACCGTCCATTTCGGTAATTTCCTTACCGGTCTGCTCTTTGAAGCGCAGCATAGCCCCCATAGTGGGCCTACAGGGGTATGCTTCGCCGTTAATAGTTATTTCTATCTTAGCCATAGAGAAAGACAGAATTAGCCGCCCACGACAGCGTTTTCAGTAATCGCGGTCGGGTCTAACGTGGTAGGCTCGCCGTTATTTTCCAGCTGGATGCTATACGTAGCGTCATCGTTGGCGGGGTCGGTACGCTCCAGGTTGGAAATAATAAAGCTGCCCTCCAAATAGGGGTCGTCGTCGCCGTCGCGTTCCATACACTTAACGGTAACCGGCTGGCCGGTCTTCCAGGCGGTAAGGAGTTCCCTAAATCCGCTTTCGGTTTCGTCATAGTGTACCAGACCGTCTGCGGAAATGGAAATGGAAAGGCCGGTTACGGTCTTCTGCTTCCACAGGCCAGACGCTATGCTTGCCGAAGCCACAGGCTTAACGGCTCTGTCCTTAGTCTCGCTGTTAAACGTAGCGGTGTGGCTGGTGCAGTGGCCCACAGCCTTGCCGCCGACGTAAACCAGCATATCGCTACCGTTGCAGTAGCCACTACGTGCTGCTTTTGCCATAATTCTTTATCTGTTAAAGTTTCACGTTAAATACAAGTTGCTGTATAAAAGCGTCATCTTGCCAGGCTTCTTCGCTGTCCACCAGCTGGCAGCTGCGCATAACCAGGCTTTCGTCGTCCGTCTGTATATTGCGCTTGTTATCCAGCGCGTCGCGGACGGCTTCGGCCAGTTCCAGGCAGTCGTCGTAATCTGCGTCAAAGCAAATTACTTCCATTTGCACTGTGTCTGCGCCCGGTTCGCCGGTCTTCTGGGCCGTCTGCTCCATAGAGCTGCGGCGGTAGAGGATATACGGCAAAATTGCGGTGTCGATAGCGACCGGGTAAATTTTGTTAGTCCTGGCCACTACGTCGGCACTGTCCAGCAAAATTTCCCGGATCAGCGTACCTGCGCTTAAAGACGTTTTACTTACAGCCATATTTCTTTGCTACTCTTTCGACGTTTTCTATAACTTCTTTGTGTAGGTTTTCGGTAACGGTGTCGGCCACCTGGTCTAAGGTCTGCTGCATAAAGCCGTAACGCTTCATCTGTCCAGTATAGTGGCCACTGCGCAAACGGCCTGTCCACTGCCTGGTATGCTTCCCGCCGTTAGACTTTGTGCGGCGTTCTTTGGTACCCATTTCGGCCCATAGCAGGACTGGTTTTAATTCGCCGCGCCGGTTCTTGTGGAAACCGTACTGCTTCTTACCTGCTTTGGTTCCGATCGTAACCCGGAAGCCGGCCTGCTGCTTGAAGACTATAGCACGTATGCCGCTTTCTAAATCGCGGTCGCTACGTATGCCGCTGCTGCGTAGGTTGTTTACTGCTGTTTTGCGTACCTGGTTGGCTTCCCTGCGGAAACCGCCCTTTAACGCCTTTAACCTTTGCTTTGGCTCCATTTCAGCGAATAACCGCTGCAAATTGCTATCGTCGTACTGCAGATCCATAGCCCGCCGTTACTCATTAACACGGACACAAACCAAAGTCTTAAACCCTCTTTCCAGATTAGGGATTACGTTAGTAACGGTGTACAGATAACCGCCCAGCTGCTGCACCCGCCAGTTTTCGCTAACGGTGTGCGCGTCGCGTATGTTAAATTCTACGCTGTAGTCGGGGAAATGTTCGCCTACTTCTTCGCTGCGCCGGCCGGAAGCTTTTACCCTTTCGGCCCAGACGGTGCCAGCGTTTACGTAGCTGGTGCGCTCATTACCCGAAGCCGTAGTAGTAACCTGCGGCTGAAACAGTGTAATTTTATATTGCATACGTCCCGCGTACATAGCAGCTATTCGGTGTTATTGGTTTCCGTTTCTGTGTCGTCCACTAACTTTCTAAAGGGTTTGATTAGGGCCTGTAGTGCGTCTGGCACCTGGTGCATCTGGACACCCGCCACGCTTTCGCGCTGGTTGTACCAGTGTGCGCCCAGCATTAAGATAGCCTGCACGATCTGCGGCTTAAATTCGCCGCTTTCCTGCAGCTCTGTGGCCGTGCGGTTGGTGGCTTGCACCACCCACGCTTCGGCTGCGTCTAAATAATGCTGTAACAGCACGTCGTCGCCGGCGAAATCGTCGGCGCGTACGTGCTTCTTAAAAAGGGCCAAACTCACTACAGCCATAACCTAATCTTTAGTTACGTCGAAAATCCGGTACTTAGGAATTGGCCACGGATGCTTCGCCCAGCAGGAAAGCTTCCGGGCGCAGGGTCTTGGTGGCGTAGTCGCAGTTCAGCACGAAGTCCACAGCGTCTTTGCGGGCCTGGCTGAAAGGATCGACGGTAAAGCGCAGGGCGTTGAAAAGGCCCATAGGCTGGTAGCCCCAGTCGCCCAGGCCGATATGTTCCGTAACGGTGGTAATTTCCACCACCTTGTTACTGGTTACGGATTCCAGCGCAGCCAGCGCGGCAGCTTCGCCGTTAGGGGTAACGGTAACCTGGTAGTGGATGCCAGAAGCCTGTGCGGGCTTGTCGCAGGTGGCCCAGGTAGTGGTACCGGAAGATACGGTGGCTTTCTTGTAGGTAACCACGATCTTGCGCATTACGTTGCTGGTGTGGATAGGGAGACCAGCCAGCTTGCCGTCCTGCACCATAGGTACGTAAATACCGCTGGCGTTAATAGGGGTACCCTCCAGTACGGCCTGCATAGATTTGGTCATAACCCAGCAAAGGTGGTTGCCGTCGATGCCGGTTTCCAAAACCCTGGCCTTAAGCTTCACGTTAAGCTCAGCAAAGGTAGGGGTTTCGTGGATAGCCACTTTGTCAGCGTAACGCTGGTCTTCGGTGCTGGGGCTTTCGCCACCCTTTGCGATAATATGGGCGAAAGGCCCGATAAGGTTAGACGCGCCAGAAACCTTGTTAAGACCGAAAACGATCTTGTTAAGGAGCTGGGCGACAGCCTGCGGCATAACCTGCTTTACCAGGGTCTCGATAAGACCAGCGGACTGGTTAATAGCCTGGTTGGTAACAGGGATAGCGATACCGATACGCTCCGGGCTGGCGGTAAGCTTCGACAGGTTAATTTTGCTGTCGGACAGTTCGACACCCTCGCCGGCCACGGTGGCTTCGGCCAGGTCGTAAATAGGCCATACGAAATCGCCCACCAGGCCGGTAGGCATAGGCAGGCCCACTTTGTCGAGGATAAAGCCCTCTACCAGGGGCTTAATGAAGTCCTGGACGCTAAGCGGAATAATGCCGCCGCTGTTAGCGTCGGAAACCATCATACCGGTAAATTCGCCCTCACG